GAGAAGCACGTTCGTGAAATCATTGAGGAGCTCCCTGATCGAGAGTCACTCCGTCTTCGAGAGGCAGAGATCGTCACCCTGGAATTGGTGAAGAATCGACGCTGCATGAACGCAGTCGTTGGTGGAACTGGTGGTACTATGGGAATGGACGATCGCGTTCTTGCTGGGTTGAAAGCTCATGCAGAGCGCATCAAGACCGATCCTAAATACCGGGCCGAGCACGTCAAGGTGGCGAGCAGAGCAGGAAAAATAGGTGGAGCTCGAGGCGCTCAGAAGCGAATTGAGCGGATGGCTGCAGACCCAGCCTTCGCTGAAGAAGTGAGAGCCAAGATGTCCGCCGCAGCCAAAGCCAACTGGGCCAAACGTAAGGCCCAACAACCCCTATGAGGAGGTTCGCATGTCCCAGCTAAACGCATAAACGACGAAATCGTTCCAACCCGCAACACCAACGGAGTTCCACGGAACTCAATCAATGGTGTTTCCAAAAAGTTCCGCCGCATGGCCGAACTCTATCGGTACTTCGCAACCAACATGTCTTCAAAGTTGGACTTCAGCGAAGAAGCCGAACTCTCACTCTACAATCACGAATCGTACGGCACCTCACTGAGCCCGAACAACGGCTTTGCTGTGGGCAAGCAGTACCTGAATTTGCAGGTCACGTCTTGGCGTGAGGATTTGCGGCGTGGTTGGCTCGCAAAGTTTGAGTTGTACGAGGACCCGAACCTACCACACTGGTGGCTGGATTCCGTTCTGAAGGGCGTCTACTCAGGGTCGACGTACCAGGAGATCTTGAACGAGTGCAGGCGGATCTAACCCGATCCTGAGCGCTCTCATCCTAACTCGGGTAGAGCGCTTACAATGGTTTTTATCACAACAAGGGCACGCCATGAGCGAGATCAAACCGATATTCGTAGACATTGACGGAGTTGTCAACAGCAGCCGGTCAGTTCACGTCAAGATCGGTCCAGACGAACATTCAAAGATCGTCGAAGACCTTGCTGATTTTGCAGGTCCTTTGCCGTATGGAGTTGTTCACGCGCTCAAAACGGTTGACCCTGTCTGTGTTGCGTTGGTGAACAAGTTGTTTGATGACATCCACGCGTCTGGGAAGATTGGTGTCTTTGTGCTATCAAGCACGCACCGCAAGCACTTCCATAATGGCAAGTACGGTAACGCTGACCATCTTGCCAAGTTGCGGAAGTACCTTACCGCTATGGGATTCAACGTCCCAACAATGTTCAGCATTACGCAGTCATTGCACGTGCCGCGCGGCGAGGAAGTCAAGATGTGGCTCGCCTCAGAAGACTGCCCAAAGAAGGAATAAGATGAAAGCCAAGCAAAAGACACTTTCTGAACAGAATCAAAAGATTGTTGGTATTCTTACCACCTACCGTGAAAGTAAAGATCTTCATACCATTAATGGTCTGTGTTGCTTCTTTCGTGAGTCCTTTGATGACATTGCATCTTATGCCTTCTTTGACCTATTTGTGCATGGCTATCTTGTCTATCAGGGTGGTTACTGCAAGCAACGTCAAATCATGATTGATATGATTATTGATTTGTTTGCTAACTTTAATCCTACTCTTGAAGATGGTAAGTATGAAGCTTATGTATTAAAATCAAGGAAGAAAGGCTTTAAAGAAGCATTCAATATGATTCGTTACTATGGTGGCTATCGTTGAGTTGAAATAATTTGAAAGAAGTTTAAAAGCCCAGGGGTGATTTCTTTAACAAAAACCCATGGGGTATATGCGAAGCAGATTACGTCATTCTCGACGATGGCGCGGACTTTGACACCACGCAACCATTGGTTCGCGTTGATCCGACTATTGGCATGAGCTTTGAGAACTACGCTGATGCTTGCAAGTACCTGTCATTGCCTAGCCCAGGGTTGATTTTGCTATGAGCCTGAACTACGACAAGACCACATTTGGCCGAACACCGGCAGCAATGTACCTCACCCTAAAGCTGAATGAGAAGGGTGACCCTATCCTTGCGCGTAAGGTCGGCAAGGTCCTGCGTGAAACGCGTGAATTGCTGTATGACGTGGCCGCTTGCCACATGTACACCGATGAGATGAAGCGCGCTTCGTTCTGCAAGCTCTTGAACATGATTCGAGAGCGAGCAAAAGCGTCCACCGCAAACCTGCGTGACGAGTTCATTGCGCACCTGGTGTTGAATGTCCTGATTGGCGAGATCCGTACCCATGAACGCCGAGCGATTCGCGCTGCACACGTTCAAAAGAGCGTAACTCGTGCGACGAAGGAAGGGCAAACTGTTCCAGAGATCAAAGCGACGCCAGTACGCGGTGAGGAAACTGAAGAGGAGCGCATCGCGAATCTTCAACAGAAGAGTCGTCGGTACCTGCTCCGCAAGGGCAAGATCAACACGTTGTATTGAAGGAAGAGGATGACACGCGCCCTAATTGCCATCCTCTTAAGCGCCCCACTATTTGTCGGCGCAATGACCGCGCGTTCTTACGCTGTCACGGACATGAGTGGAAACGTCATCGTGTCAAAGGACCCAGACGTTAGCCGCCCCATTGCGTCGATCACGAAGCTCATCACCACATCTCGCAATCTTGGACTGCCAGATGATGAACTGATTACGATCACGGAAGCAGACGTTCGTAATGGGCGTATGCGAACCACACCACTTCGGGTCGGACAGTCGTACTCTCGGCGCGTCTTGATTGATTTGGCATTGGTAAACTCTGACAACGTAGCAGCAATCGCGCTTGGTCGTACAACTCCAATCCCAGCTTCAGTCCCAAAGCACACCACGTACGTGGAAGCAAGCGGACTTGACCCTGATAATCGATCAACCGCACGTGAGCTGACTGAAATTGCACGGTCACTCTACAGCACGGAACTCGCCGTTCGCTCAGTACAACCATACGTCTCAATTGGCGGCACCGTTCGAAAGAACACTAATCCTCTGATTGGCGCACCAGGCTGGACGTTTTACCTAACGAAGACCGGCTTCATCAATCCTTCTGGTGGTTGTCTGGTTGTGATCACAAAGATCAAAGATCAAATCGTTGCGGTTGCGATTCTTGGAAGTGCTGATACTCGTCAGCGGTGGCGTGACCTCGCTGAAATTCGAGAGAAGTTAGGTGACAGCGGTTTCATGAAGCCGTTCAGCAAACCAGTTAAGGCCGTCAAGGTCAAACAGCGGAGACGTCGATGAAACTGTCTAAAATGTCCTACGTGTTGATGGTGATCTTCATCACTATGGCGGCCAGTTCAGCGATGAACCAGCTCAGACACTTCTTCCCGATCGCGTATGCCACACTCATTGCGGGCAGCACGATTTTGCATGAAGGCGCACATTACGTTGTTGCAACCTTGCTGGGCGGAACGCCATCAACGTTCACAATCATCCCAAAGATCATTCACTTGCCAGAAGGACAAGACGCAATACTGTACGGCTCGGTCATGTTCAATGCAAATAGCTTCAACACGGCTGCGATCAGCCTTGCGCCAGGGCTCTTGATTGCTTCGCCTGGATTCTTCAGCGCCTTTGCTGTGATGACCCGCCGGCTCTGGTTGAAGGCGTTCTGGTTGTACATGGCGTTCTGCTCGTGGACAAGCTTCACACCATCTTCGCAAGACATGCAGAACGTGCTGGACGATCCAGGCTCATGGTTAGTTGGGGCACCAGTCATCTTCGGTGGAATGGTCCTGAATATTGTGCTGCTGCGGAAGCTGTTCATTAAGTTACAATCACAACCATGATCAAACTAACCAACAAACTCGTGATGGTCGCAGAACTCCCGCGATCTTCACCTCTGCGAGTTCTATCAGGCGTCACCGATGGTATCTATCCAGTTCGTAATCGCGTTTTTACAAACGCCATAGTGAACGGCGAGGTGAACGGCGAGCCACGTGTCCTATCTCTGTCGCAAGAGTTCGGTTTTCGTCGCCTCGGCCTGTTGGTTGATGAGTTTTGGAGCACCATCAGAGACATAATGGAGCGCGATCGGCTGATTGAGTCGCAGCAAGTCGCCGCCCGCCGTTTCAAGCTCAACAAGATGAGGTACCGTCATGGCCGCTAACGTGGTGGGTCACTTCAAGTACCATCGGTATGAAGTCCTCTTCACGTGTGACGAGGAAGCAAGCGTTGCCACCGTGAAGTACACGGAGAGCGGCAACATACGAAACTGTACTGACCATACGTTCGGTGCATTTGGAACAAACTTCGTGGCCAGCGCCCGCTCACACTTTGAGCACTGTGTTGGGCACGCTATGGGATACACGAGCCGTTCTGACGTTGAACTGTTCGTCCAGCGAGGAACTAACTGATGGCCGCACGAAACGATATTACTGGGGATGTCATCGCCACTAAGGCGGCGTCTGACGCTTTTCGCAACAACTTTGACGCGATCTTCCGAAAACCGAAGACTGAGCCTGTCGCAGAGAAGGCAACTGTAGTCGTTGAGAAAGCGACGATCGTCGAGGAAGAAATCCAACTCACGCCAGAAGAGCTAGCCAAGATTGAACGCGACAACCAGACAAAGCGCTGGTGGGCGTATGTTGAAGCAAATCAAGTAGCGCGCGGCGGCACTGGCCATTGCCCAACGTTCGCGGAATTTCGCGACACAGTGCTGCCTACCCTGAATGATGGTCAGTACATGAAGTTCATCAAGGGGTAAGCATGCGCTATTTCCTGCACGATTTCACAAAGGATCCAAGTCATGTTGAGGAAGTACATGTCCTCCATGATTACGGCAAAGCGATAATCATCGAGCGCTACGACCGCATTGAAGAGCGCTGGTACAAGGATACGGTGAACTCTTTGTTCATCGTGACAGAGGACCGACTCGCCGATCGATTATCGATCCCACGCTAAAGAAAGGGCGCAATGCGCCCTTATTGTTTTCTTGATCCCAAGTGCAATTGGTTTCAGGTGCACGCTCGCGTACAATGAAAAGATCTTAATTTCGTTTCCCTTGGAGGAACAATGACTTTGTTTGGTATCGCCATTGGCCTGCTTGAGCTTGGCCTTATTGCGGTGTTCTTGATTGCGATGGTGATCTCTGTCTCAGTTGACCGCCGTGGGGTTCCGCATCCGAAGTGGATTGTGACACTGCTCGGCATTGGCGGTGTGTTGTTCTTGACGCGTGACAGTTGGACCCTTTCGTCCCTCGGCGACTTCGTACTGAGCGCCACCTTCTGGGTTCCGTTGCTCAAGTACCTTGGGGCTGGGTTGGCGTACTCATTCGTTGAATTCGCTCGTGAAACTCGACTGTCAGCGAAGCGCCTGAAGGATGATTGGGAATCATTCTTGAACACAACCGCCCCAGCTCGTGGTCGTCAAGACGATGACCACAAGAAGATGCTGCGCGACGTCCTGAATAACCTGACCACCGGCGTTGGCTCGACTGATGAAGACACCGCTGCAATGCGAAGCGCTGCAGTGTCTGTGAAGGGTGAGTTCACGACGCGGTACGCTATGAAAGACATGTTGATCAAGCCGCGTGTCATTGACGGTGAAATCCAGCCAGCGGTTGATAAGGAAATCCTCGCGACTAACGTCGGCGCCTGGTCAATGTTCTGGCCGTTCTACTTGATGTCCCTGATCGTTGGTGATCTGCTGGCTGAAGTGTTCAATGCCGTCGCAGCTGTGATCGTTAGCATGAGCGGTCGCTTCGTGAAGGCTGTGTTCAAGGACACCTTCAAGCTCTGATCTATGTCAGCCAAGTACTAGAATTGCTTTATTGAATCAACGGAGCAGTTTATGAGTATCACAAAACTTTTGAAACAAATTGGTGAAGAAGTAAATCAAGAAATTCCAAGTCTTAACTTTGGTGGTTGTTGTGTTTATGCCGCTAAGGTTGGAGCTGCTTTGGAGAAGCAAGGCTATGAAGTGAAGATCATTGTAAAGAAAAGTACTCGGAATACTACTCGGATTGGTAACGACTTCAGCGTAAAATGCCCCTTGCAAGCAGAAGATAAACTACCAGTCAGCTTCGATCATGTAGGAGTTGCTGTTAAAGTTGGTAAGAGTTGGTATACTCATGACTCTGTTGTGACCAAACGTAGTACAAAGACTTTTGGTTTGTGGAATGACGAAGTTGCTGATGTGTATTTTACAGTTAAGCAAGCTAAGTCTTTCGCATCTGGTGACGTCTGGAATGATCGTTATCCTCGTCGTAAAGGTAATTCTGCAATCAATCGAATTCTTAAGGAAAAGTTTGGTGTTGTTAAGAAGAAACAAGAGTTGACAAAAGTTTATCTACCGCAACCTTCATCGGGAAAATGCGTTCAGCATTCGCTATCGCGGTAGAGTAGTACAACGTCTCGTTGACTTCATAGCGTACGATGTTACGTTCAAGGTCAACGAGGCGGGTCGTCTTCGAGTGATTGCAGAGAGGCACAAGAATGTTCACGCGTTCGTCTGTGCTGAGCGCTTTGAGTTAACAGAACGAAGTGCACTGGGGCTTACCAGGGTATCCTACAATCCGTACAAGGGAAGCGCATTCGTCGTAAATGGCGAGCCGATCTTCCACGCCACCGCCGTACTGTTCACGGGCGGCCAATGCTTTCTGCTATGAAAAACCCTTTCAAGACGTTCGAGCCCAACACCGAAGGGCGAGATTTCGTCATTGGAGATTTGCATGGGTCTATGCCGTGCTTTGAGAATCTTCTAAAGAACCTGAACTTCGACGAAACGAAAGATCGAATGTTCAGTGTCGGTGATTTGGTTGACCGCGGGCCCGACAGCTTGGGTTGCCTACGTCTGCTTCTTAAGTCTTGGTTTCACTCGGTGCTTTCCAACCACGAGCAGATGATGCTTGAGGCGTTTACTGGCGGGTACATGGGTCATTTCTGGCTCAGGAACGGTGGTAGCTGGGGGCATGATGCGTTTATGTTTGCGCGTGAGCTTGAAAAGCAGGCCTCCCAACCAGATTACCCACTTGAGCACCTGTCAGACGAAGCAATCGAGATCATCGATCTTCAATCGCTCGTCGAAGAGCTGCCATACTTGATCACCGTGAACATGCCAGACGGCAAGAAGTTTCACATCATCCATGCTGAACTGCCATTTGGATACGCTGGCCACATTACAGATGCTACGCTGAGCTCTCCATCTGAAGTCCAGCGTCTGGCAAACGTACATACTCGCGATGACGGCGAGTTTATGCTGTGGGGGCGGTTCATCTTTGCGAACTTCTATCGTGCGCAGATGAACAACGTGGACAAGATCAAGCGCACCATCGCGTACAAGTATCAGCACTCAATGCCGTTCAACGACGACCTGAGTCACATCATCAGCGGACACACGATCGTTCAACGGCCGATTACGATCTTGGGACAGACGAACATTGACACATGCGCGCATGGGTCATGTTCAAGTGAACCTGCTTCGTATGAGGCGCTGACGTGCGTTAACCTTCATGAGTGGAAGTTCTATCAAGCGACCCCCACAGAGTTCAGAGAGGTGGAACCGATAGAGGTAAATAAGGATGACATCGCTGCGCTGCACCAAGAGTTCAATTCACCTAACAAAGCGCGCAGCATGAACGCCCCAGATGACCTTGGCGGTACGGAGTCATCTTTCGCTTAATCAAGGACAAGATATGAAACTCATCAATGAAGCGGCTGGTGATGATCAGTTTAACGCTCACATGGACAAGATCCAACAAGCCATCATCAATCTCGAAAAGTTGATGGCGACTGATTTCGTTCCAGTTCAGTCCCAGGTAAACATGGTTTCCAGCGCCGAGAAGGATCTGGCAAAACTCGTTGAAACGATGGTCGCCAAGCGCAAATGAAAGAACTTCGATTTGGTTGCTCTCCAGATCAAGAGGAGGTGATTGCAGATCACCTTCTGCTTGGGCGTCCTCTGGGCATGCAGCCCGATGAGCGGGCGTGGATACTCAACCACGTCCAGCGCCTTGCCCCAGGCGCCAAGGTTCTTTCGGCTGATTTGAACCTTGAAGACGCTGAGTGGGTGGTTCAAGTCCAAGAGTAACCAGCAACGGTTACACCCGTGCGCGTTGGTAAGTCTACAATGCACGTACGTAGTCACATACCAACACTTATGCACTCTCAAACTGCCCTCAAAGACGTCGAATTCGACTGTTTAGTTCTTCTTACGCGTGCCCTGTTTGGGAAGACGCTCGCCTGTTTCGGAGCCGACGGTTTTGGCCAGTACGGCTCCGATCCGTTTGCGCACCACCACGACGTGGTCGGCATTGCGGTTACGGCAACGGCAACGGCGTTGCATGGCTCCGCTGAAGTTATCACGGCCACGGTGCACATCAAGCTCCTTGGTTACGATTCTCAGGTTCAAGGACACGTAGCAACAGACCGTAACCTGGAAATCTCAGTTAACAAATTCTTCGGGGCGGAATACATTAGCCCTGATTGTTGGACGTGGGCACCACTTAGTCATCAGACTCAGGATTGCTTCGCCATCGAACTGAACGTTGAAAAATTCTTAGGATGGTAACATGCGAATTCACGGCCAGAACCTTTTCCCATTGAGTGTGATCCTGCCAAACATCCAGACTGACAAGTACTTCATGTCTGCGGACGGTTCGGTTTTCAGCATGGCCCGTGGTAAATTTGTTCGCTTACTTGGTAGCAATCAGTACCGCGGCAGAACGTTTACGGTGCCGGCGGCAAGTCTTACGTTTCAATGTCGGAACGGCGGTACGGTCACCGTGCGGCATATCGAATTGAAGAGCAGAGCCACATGCCATCCTTCCTTCACCAGCCACGTCAAGGAAGAAATCACCCTCAACACGCTAGCGGATATGAACAAAATGCAAGCAAAGCCTGTCGTGGTTGTTGGTGAGAGCCATCACGCAACTTCAGTGGAAGCTGGCATCAAAGCCAAGGGCTCGATCATCGGTCGTGTTCACAAAGGCCGCCTCGTGTTTGGATCCGAACCAAAGATCCACATGACTGCCGACAGCGTGAAGCGCCAGATGGAACGTCTAGCTATGGAACATCCTGGCGTGAAGTTTGTGGAATTCAAGATCGGCCAGAGTGTTGTGGCTGGTGGCGTGACTTGGGAGTAAACGTGAGCAAGCGAATCGAGATTGACGGAACTTTCCGTGACATGATCGATGAGGACGCATGACGTGGCACAACCCTCTTCCATTTGATCTTGTTCCGACAAGGGACAGTGAATCCTTTAGGCACTTCACCGAACTCCAAACAGGTCTGCCGATTGGTGACCACCCCGGCGCTTTTGGTGTTGTGCGCAAGAATCACGTTCATGAAGGCGTTGATCTGTATGCGCCAGAAGGAACAGTAGTCAGAGCGGTCGAGGCTGGAACGGTCGTCGCTGTCATGCCATTCACTGGCGAGCACGCAGGACTTCCATGGTGGGAGAACACGTGGGTCGTGATGGTTGAAGGACGATCAGGAGTCGTGTGCTACGGCGAGATCGTTCCATGTTCTGATCTGCGTGGGCCCTATACTGACGTTCCACCGTACCTTGAGTTCAAGTGCGCATACTTCCGCACCCGCGTAAAGGCTGGTGATCCAATCGGCTCAATCAAGCGAGTGCTGAAGACGGACAAAGGTCGACCAACCTCGATGCTTCACTTGGAACTCCACGTTAAGGGATCTCGGTCCTGCCCAGAATGGTATCAAGAGAGTGGCAAGCCCGGCGTGCTGCAAGATCCTACGCCTTATCTGCTGAAAATCGCTCAATTGGAGTTGACATGAAAAAGTACTTGGTTGGCGGCGCAGTCCGCGATAAGTTGATGGGACGCCAACCTAAGGATCGTGATTGGGTCATTGTTGGCGCCAATGCAGAAGACGTTGCAAAGATGATGAGCGACGGATTCCAACAAGTCGGTGCCGACTTCCCCGTGTTCTTGCACCCAGAAACTGGTGAAGAGTACGCGTTGGCGCGTTTGGAGCGCAAAGTTGGTGTCGGCTATCATGGCTTTGAAGTCACCGCTGATGAGACCGTCACGATTGAAGATGACTTGGCTCGTCGCGATTTGACAATCAACTCATTGGCGTTGGATGACAACGGCGAGGTGATTGATCCGTTCGGTGGGTTGCGCGATTTGCACAACCACATCTTGCGGCACACGACCGCCGCCTTTGCTGAAGATCCTTTGCGCGTCTTGCGCTTGGCTCGATTCGCTGCACGCTTTCCTGATTGGAGGATCGCGAACGAAACGATTGAGTTGTGCCGAGCACTGAGTGCAAGTGGCGAATTGGAACACTTGACGACTGAGCGCGTATGGGTTGAAATGGAAAAGGGCTTCACTGAAGAATGCCCTCGCCGTTTCATGGAAGTGCTGAATGAAACTGGTGCGTTGGCTGGCAACCCTATCTTGCGGGAGTTGTTTGGTGAGACCTTGAACTTCCAGCAGATCCAAAACTCAAAGGTGGTGGCCTGCGTGCCAAAGTCACAGCGCTTGTATGTCTCTATTGGTTTGTTGGCTCGCATTCGCTCGACGTTGCCTGGTGCACCGACACGTGCTAAAGAGTGCCACGCAAACTTTTCAGCTTTGGTCAGTTCCGACTGTTCAGCAGTTTCGTTGATGCAGATCTTGAAGAAGTCTCGGGCCTTGCAAGAAGGTCCACAGTTCTCCGATCTGGTCATGGCGACATTGACGGCCGAACGGGCAGGGTTCAAGATCTGTTTCTCAGGCAAGCAGTTGATGACTGCTCAGCACATCGTTGATTCGATCCGTGCGTCCTTGTTCCCTGGAGTTACTGGCAAGGAGTTGGGACAGAAGATCGAGGAGATGCGCATCGACAACCTCGGAATGGGGTTGGGCATCCCGACTCTAACAAGTGGCGAGACACAAGAGTAATACAATTCTCTTTGTCTCATCCACTAGAACTCTGACATGGGAACTCCTACTCCTGCTAAGCTATTTAGCGTTTATCTAGATTCAGATGGTCCCGTGGCCGATTTCGACAAAGCACTCAAAGAGTCGGGCCTCCATGCTGATGAGTTCAAGCATCTTCCGGGGGTTTATCTCTGGTTGGGTGTGACTGAAGGCGCCGCCGAAGCGATTGCTGACCTGAAGCAGTGGGACGATCAAGGTCTCATTCGCGTCTTCATCGCAACGAAGACGCCCAGTAACTCTCCGTACGCGTACACCGAAAAAGTGCTGTGGTACCGTCAGAAGTTCCCATGGCTCGAGGATCGCGTGATTCTTACCCATGACAAGAGTGTGTTGGGCGGTGAACAAGACTTTCTGATCGATGATCGCCCGCACAAAGGAAATGCCAGCAAGTTCAAAGGCACATTCATCGAGTTTGATGTCGCGAATGCTGCTAACGCCTGGCAAGACGTATTGAACGAAGTTGAAATGCGTATTGCGATCTACGAGAATCTGTAACCAGAATTTAGGATCACCACGTCGTGGTATCGCTTTAAAATGCTACCACGTTTGTTTTAACGTTCACACATCTCTACTGGAGAAACATTTTGAAAAAGATCTTCGTCTTGGCAGCTCTTGCCATCGCAACATCCGCCTTCGCAACAGGCAGCGGACAAACCCTCGTCACCAGCGGTCTGAATTCAGGCTCGATCAACAACACCGTGAAGGCAAATGCCGCTGTCACAGGCATCGGTACTTCGATCAGTGGTGCAACTGGTTCAGCATCCGCTTCTGCTGGCGTCGTTCTTGGCGGCGGCAAAGTGAATACAAATCAAAACTGCGTCACCACAGTCGGCGGCGCCGGGGTGGTGAGCGGCAGCACAGCGACGTCGGTCACAGGCACCGCCTTCAACTACTCGAGTGGTGCAGGCGCAACAGGTTCGGCTTCGAGCGTTGGTGCTGCTGTTGCGCATGCTGATGGCCATCTGAAGTACGCCGCGCCCGGCCAGAGCTTGGTGCTGAACGGTTCTTCCGATTCCGCTTCGAACGGATCTGTTGTTGCAACGTCGAATCAAGCTGGTGCGTTCGCGAACGCTGCCGATGGCACGTTCAACGCGACGGGTTCCGTCGGCTCCGTCGTCACGCGTGAAAAGACCGTATCTGGTTGCGGTGTGAAGTGTGGTGAAGTGACATCCACGGTTCTGACGGGCCAAGTCAGTGACACCAAGACCGCGAACGCATCTGTGAACAACAGCACGCTCACCGTCACTGGTTTGCCGGCCAATGCAGTTCTGAGCAACGCTACCACAACCGGAAATGCTTCAAGCACCACGGTCGTGAACGGCAGCTTCTCTGACCCGAAGTAATCAAAGGGCTTCGGCCCTTTCACGAGGATTCACCATGAAGATAGCTCCACTGATTTTTGGTTTGCTGATTTCGACATCAGCACTTGCAGATGGTATGAGCACCACTCTGTCACTACCGAACTCGACCTCGCTCGGGCAGTCCCAACAGCAACAGCAATCTGCTGATGCAGCTGCCTCCAACAATGGGAACAA